CTTGTAGCTCTTGTCGTAGAGTAGCCTGCTCTGTCTCGTACTCCAGACGAACTGCTGCAAGAGCCTCACGGTCAACAGCAAAGCCCCGTTGATTCATACGGGCAAGACATGCAGTAACCTTGTTGCTCAGGTCAATGGTAGGTAATAGAGAGGCATACTCTGCGCTAGTAAGTGCCTCAGTCTGAACCTGCTTTAGGTGATACGTAGCACGTAGATCGTCGATTAGGTAGTCGGACAACTCTGCGTGAGGTACTTCGTCAACAGAAACCCCGTCAGCTAGATACTTCTTCAGCGTGTCTTGCTTCTTGACTGTAAGATTGTGGCGTTCGGAACAAGCGTCTAGAGACACGGCATCCTTGACACCCTGTAGCATTACATACTCAGCCACCATCGTATCGTAGATAGGACCGTCGTACTCGAAACCACACTCCCACAACCACACAAGATCATGTACTAGGTTATGTCCAACAAGGCACGTACAATTTCCCAGAATATATTTAAGCTCAGAAACGTCATCGGAACCTCTTTCTGTATGGTTGATAGTGAAGACTTTAGAATCATTGTCACCTAAAAGAACGCCTACCATAACGAGTGTATTGGTAGGCTCAAAAGGATCAAAATGTTTCTTGCCGTCTCGTTCAGTTACGGTATTCTCTACGTCAAGAACTACCTGCATTGGAGGTACATCCTACTTTAGGGTTGTTGATTAGTCTTTTCCGGCTGAACAAACTCAGTAATGTAAGGCATGACTTTCGCAATCTCCATTGCACACATACGTGCTAACTCTCTATGCTCAGCCTGAGTTGTTGGGTCAGTACGCAAATCAATATAGTGTATCCAACTACGAATACTACCCTTCATATAAAGTCGGGTACGAGTCATACCTTCAGGTAGAACTGAACGCATAAGCTCTTTAGCTATACCTTTCTTAAGACCCGTGTCATAAATATCAAATATCAAATCATTAACTTGTTTTTGTGAGTTAAGCCACCAAGCCCGTAGTTCCGTATCATTAGTAGGGATACTACTTTGTCTGTTGGTTGTGTCTTGTAGCCTTGTGTCAACCCAACTTGAACTTCCTGTTTCCGTAGCAGAGTACCGCTGACTCCATTCTTGGAACGAGAATGAACGATGACGAATTAACTGGCGTGAAATAGAACGGGTAGTAGTAATATCTAAGCAACAATCAACCATCTCGAAGGGCGACCAATGACGGTGGTTGATAAGGTATTGAATTAACTTATCATTTTTAAGAGTATTATAAGACGAGGTAGGATTACTTACGCGAGCGTAGTATGCTATTTGATCTAGCAAACTTGGGCCTGTCTTCGTCTCGTTCAAACTCCTACTTGCACCAACTAACGTAACTTGATTCATATTAATTCTCTCTATGATCTACAGAAACAGCATATAATATATACAATAGAAAAACAATAAAACAGAACAGCCCTATTGTTGCTAGCACGGCTTGCAAAAATGTAATCATATATGTTCGCCCCGTTCATACATATCTTTTAAATCTTGTACAAAGAACTCCATCTTATTCAGCTCATACATAACATCAACCCCTTCCTTTTCTCCCAACCTATAACAAGCTTTGAACACATCTCCTCTAGACTTAGACATATTCTTATGTGAGATCATATGACGCAGTTCTGTTGCGTGTTCTGGGATTCGATAGTAAGCGGTACTACCTCCATCGCTACGAGTTTTAACTCTGTCTTTAGGAGCAGGTTCTATATCAACGCCGAACTCCTTAGCCAACCTTCGTTTCTCCTCTCCTTCCTCCATCATCTGTATCTCTTTTATTACTTCGTAATAAGATGACATTGTTAAGTATCTCCCTTGTCTATAGTCTTCCAAAGACGAACATAAAAAGATTTCCCCATATTATCTATATGCTCTTGAGGGCATCCGTTATTAGCTACCCATTCAAACAACCCTTCAGGAATAAAGATATTATCATACGGTATTATTTTAGGGAACCCGTACTTCCATCCTAATGGTATGTCTATGTAGTAAGGCATTAAGGACGCATGACCCCGTACTGCAACAAAGTTGAAGCAGCATTAAAAATCTCATCGTTACGTCGTAACCAACCCTTACCATAGATATCAAAGGTGGTAAGCTTTTTGTAAAAATGTTCTCTGTTTACATACAACTGATTGAGAAGTTGTAGTGCTTTAGTTTTGTCTGCACTAGGATAGTGTTTCTCTACCAGCTTAAGTGTTTGAGGTCCAATGTGTCCATCATCTGCTGCACCAACCATGCGTTGAAGGGATATAGCTGAACGTGCAACACCAGAGTTAACTGCGTAATCAAAAAGAAAAATATCTACACCGTCTGGTAGTTGATTACCACTCAGCTTATCCCAGTAATCACGGGTGTAAATTTTTTCTGCGTCTGCCAGAGTAAGATTTTCAATATCATAGTCAGGGTAAGACATAGCACTGACGCCATACTTTGTACCCTTGAGTTCACCCTCACCAATGATACCTGTTGTCCAGTTACCTCTATCACGTTTATCATTTCCGTAACCACCTTCATGGCCTACGGTTAGTTCAAAAGCTTTTTTAAAATTATACATCCATTTTCTCCGACACCATAAACACAACGCTGTCCCATGTTACGTGGGTAAAATGACCAGCACTGTTCTGAACCTGTACACCCTCTGAGGTATAAACGATACCAACTACATTGTCTACTACAATAAAGGGAGGCCCAGAGTTTTTCTCTGCTTCTACGCCACGTAATCCAATACGTACACGAAGCACATCAGTTTCATGGTGTGTAATAAGCTTAGGCTGAGTAGGGCGACCTCGCGGCTTGGCCGCTTCTTCTTTAGAAAAGGGCATGTAATTCTCCTTGTGTTTGTGTTGTAGTCTTACGCGGTATACCTGCCGCTTCGCCAGTCTAGGTCACAGTGTACTATACCATGCCATCCAGTCAACTTGTTTTTTACGATGTTGATGTGACGTTGTGTATCATCTTCCTCTTGCCCTTCAACAGTAGGGTTCTTAGCAATGAGAAACATCAGATCAGCTTCTGCTGCCTTGCCTGTCTTGCTGCCTTCCATCATAGCTTGATTGAGAACGACACGACCCTCTGCTTCAGCAGATAACTGGGACATATACATAACGGCAGTGTCATAATACTTAGCTATCTGTCTTGCGTAGACAGCATTGGCACCCAGCACCAAGTCAGGACGGGCAGGGTTGCCCTTCATAGAAGCGAACTTATCTCCCATGTCAAGCACAAGAATGTCAGGATCAACGGACTTACAGAGGGATTCAACCCACGCCATATCCTTACCTGTTGTGTCTTTGATAAAGATGTTCTTTCCTTTTTCCTTCCACTTAGCTAGTGCCTGTGTTTTGTTTTCAGCAATCTGGTCTATGTGCATATCCATTGTTGCACTAAGGTACCGTGCAGTAACACGGTGAGCGCTCTCTTCGTTACAAAGAATAACACACTTAGCACCTTGCTCTGCGAAGCCGTCAGCACCAGCCACAAGAGAGGCGTGGAAGCTTGTCTTACCTGTGTTGGGACGAGCGCCTACCTCAATGAGATGACCACCACTGATGCCGGAAACCTTGCGTGTAAGAGATGGGATGTTGAATACCCAACGTGCTTCTTGAGAGTTCTTTTCTAAGATATAATCAAGTGACATATTCTCCCACTCGATGTCAGTCTGTGGTAGAAAGTTGTCTTGGTGGTTGTCCAATAGCCTGCGAAGAGGTTCGAGACTATTCTGTGTACCGTTTACATAATCAAACCCTAAGTTAGCAATCTCTTCTCCCAGCACTTGCTGAAACAGTTTACTGAATACATCTCGTGCTACATCTACACCCAATGCTGATTGCTTTTTAATCTGTAGAAACATACTCTCATATGCTGTCTTCTGTGATGTACTAAGAGAAGGGTTATCAGCAAGGAAGATCGCCTGTATCTCATCAGGCGTTACGCTTCTATCATACGAAGAAATAGCTTTGTCAATAGCAGATTTGATTTTCTTTCCGTCAGATGTAAAGAGAGAGTCAGGACACTTAGCCCCACGTGTAGAAGAGTAGAACTCTTTGTTCATAAGAGATCGTAACAGGGCTAGTTCCATAGCATATTCTCCAGTGCCGCAAGGTCGGAAGGATGTTTGTATTTCAGATCATCTGTGGTACGTAGAACCTTTACATCAGGCACTACGGTACGTAGTTGGTTCGCTATCTTGAGCGTTTTAGGTAGAGCATCGGGGTCAAGGCAGACAACAATACGATCTAGTATTGGTAGGTAACGTATGTGATCCTCTGACAATGATGTACCCAGTACCGATATACCTATTACGTTGCCTCGCCCTACAGTGTAAGCACTGATGCAGTCTTCTACCAAGACACCTACCATACCATTGCCGTGTGTGTACGGTACACCAGAGCTAGCGTAACGCAACCACTTTGGTTTCCTATGCTGGCTAATCGCGCGCCCTGCTGCATCCACCATAAGACCTTTGTAAGTGATCGGAAACACTGCTCTGTGTTGCCTAACATCGTACAAAACATCCTTGATGTCAACGTCCCATTTGTCGCACCAATCAAGCAATGTATCAGGTTGCTGATTGACTATGTAATCAGGTCTATCAAAAGGTTGCGGCCCCATAGCTTTAGAGGCAACAGGGTTGAGCAGGCGCTTGATATGTGTAGCTGGTAGCGACGTAGTGTCGCGTCCTTTGATGCCGCAACCTGCTTTGTAGCAATTCCATACAAGCTCACCCTGTAAGTTGCTAGCGGTAAACGTACCACGCCCATTACATTTAGGGCAATTCATTCGCTTAGTTGTATCAGGTTTTAGCCCAAGCGCAATAACAAAATCTCTCATCATCATACCATTGACCTTCCTCTGAGTGCTTCTGTCGCACCTCGCAATGTATTTTTTAGATAGGGTTTAAGAGAGGCAGGGTTTACATGACCTGTTACTTGCATAATAGATGTAACTGGCACACCACCTTCTACCATCTGTGTTGCCCCTGTCCTACGTAGATCACTAACACGTAGTGTAGATGGAAGCTTAGCTTCTTTTAGAATATCTTTTATAATGTGTGATACCATATAAGAAGAGTAAGGTAGGTACTGTCCTTTATATGGTGTAACACGAGGTGCTATGTAAGGCTGAAAGCCAAAGTCTTTGTGCTGTTGTCGCAGTAAGTCCATTAGCTTTTCTTCAATAGGTAGATGTACCTGTGCTTTTCTTTTTGATTGTAGGATTGTAATGCTTTCGTTGTCAAAGTTGATACTGTCCCACGTTAATAATCTAGTATCCCCTACCCTCTGCACCCAAGCATAGGTCATGTGAAAAATCAACCCAATGTTTCTCCACTCCCACCTACCATAAGATGTATCGAGGAATTGTTGAACCTGTTCATGTGACCATACAACTTTACGCTGCGGTGTTTGTCTTTTCTTTACACGAGAGAAAGGGTTGAGACTAACTAGCTCTCTGTCAAGTGCATAGTTAAACAGTACACTAGCAATCCTCACCGTTTTGTTAGCAGCAAACACACCACTCTCTACTAGATCATCGTAGTATTCCTGTGCTTGTTTATGAGTGAGTGAACTCATAGGAGGGTCATTGAACATGTCAACTACCCTGTTAAGATAGAGCAGGTAATCTGCTTGAGTATCTTCCTGTAACCCCTTGAAATTAGGGGAATGTTTATACTGATAGACCAGCATGGATAGAGGGGCGTTAGACTTTAGGTTCTTGTGTTTAAGCTGCCCCTCTTTCCACTCATCTATAGCGGCATTGAACTCTCTAGCAAGTTTGTAAGATGTAGATTGTCTGTTTGTCAAGACCTGTCTACGTACTAGTCCTAAGCTTATATACTTAGGGGGAGGGCGATAGTGATATATAACCTTGCCATCTCTTTTGATAATTCGTTTGACATACTTAGGTATATCCATACCACCCTCCTGTAACTATTGGTTGAACCGTCCAACATTGGACAGCATCTTTCGTCGGGATACTTTCTCCCCGATCTTGTCCCAGTTGTCTAGCTCATCCCTAAACATAAGAGCATTCTCTTTTGTTTTAAACTGCGCAACACCCAGTGTTTCTCCATAGGTATGTACGTTCATAACCCATAGGTCATTAACCTTTTTAGGTTGAGTGCAGTAAACATCTTGCATGTTATTTATTTCCTGCATTAGTCGTCCTCCTCATTGTCCCACCAGTACGGTGTGGTTGTGTATTTCCATGTGGCGAAGTGTGCCTTCTCACCTTTGTAGTATGCTCGGTATGCTCCAACAGGATCGCCTTCTCGCTTGTACTCATCCGGCATACACTGTGGTATCTCAGTGAGATGACCGAATGGCATATTCTTAGGCTTGCGACATAGCATTGGCACCAGCCGCTCTGTGGCATGATTTTTACCATACCTGCGAGTGTACTCATCCATACACTCACCCATCAGTGTGTATAGCCAGAGATAGTTCATACTACTTTTTCTAGCCCACACTGCTGATGGATGATTGACATGTGTCTTTTTGTAGATGCCTTTAGGTGCATCCTCCCCATCAATTACATGATGTGCAGTGGACAGCAACTGTCCGTACTCCAGTATCATCTTGACAATGTGCTTGTCACAATGATCCTCTGCGCATTGCTTTGGATCGTCCGCTAACTGGAAGATGTTCATTCTCTAGTTCCCTCTACATAAAAGATGTGGTCCCCTATCTGGGCCAGTCTAACAAAGTTAGAAGACTGTGACCAATAAGGTTGTACATAGGTGGCATGGTAATGTGTCGCACCTAAGTTTTCATAAGGTTCCTCATAGGCTTCTTCGACTGCTGTCTTAGCTGCCTCCCATGCAACCTTGTCTGTTGGTCGTTCAGGTTTACCATCCCAGTAGAAACTGAACTGATGTCGCTGCTTCACTACGTCGCAGATGTTATCAGGAAACCCTGAATGGTGTACCCTATTCCGTATAACATGGACAACTTGTCGCTGCCCTTCTGCGGGTTGATTACGAGCCTCATAATACACTGCAATAGCAGCGCATAGAAACGCCGTTGTCAGCATGTTGTATCCCTCTGTCTAGAATTTACTTAAGAACCTAGCTATGTGGTTGACAAAAGGTAATAGGCTCAGCGCCATCATAAGGTTTACACCTGTATGAGCTATGGCAATTCTGAGTGTGTCACCTTTAGGCATACCATCTGACACAAACAAACCTGCTAACCATATAGTACCAGTCGTACCTATGTTTGCACCTAATACACATGCAACGGCAGCAGGTAAAGGCACTGCACCCGATGCTACCAGAGCAATGATTGCAGTAGTGGACAGAGACGATGACTGCCATAGCAAGGTCATAACTATACCACCGAGAAACATCCAGTAAGGATTGTGAATAAAGTACGATAGGTGATCCATGTTACCCATCGACTTCATCCCACCGGAAAACATCTTCAGTCCGATATAGAAAACAACCAGCCCAACAAGTGTTGTTGCTATAGGATTACCTAATTCTATTTTAGGTATCATGCTGCAAGCGCTAGGAATGCAGGGTGGCTCACCCAATTATTGACCTGTTGTTCACGCTTGAACATTGTAACTGCCGCCGTATCAGCAGCAGTCTCACGTAACTTGAACCCGTTACGTTCGTCTGCATAGGTAGCAAAGTTAGTTAGTGCGCTGTAAAGACTGAACACATTGTGACCACGTGTCGTAGCCTCACTGAGATACAGAGTAGTCAGCTTCTCTGCCTTGCGATCTGACTTGACAATCTCCTTGAGAGCAAACAGCACATTGTGTACTACCAACTGTTTGTCAGCCCATGTCTGAAGCAAACGACCATGTGCATTGAACTCTACCTTAGCTTCGTTAAGCTCATCAATGAACGTGTCCAGATTCCAGTTGGTAGTATTCTTCCGGCGGATACGAGTGTGATCTCCCGATAGCATCCCGTTTGTACAGAACTTATCAATGGCACCATAGAATATCTGATTAGAGCATAGGCCATCAAGACCATGTAATGCAATGACACGTTGAGATACCTCTGTTTGATGGCGGTCAGTTGTAATCGTGTACTTCACGTTAGGTAACGTGATGTCCATAAGGGCAAACGCACCAAACCGAGAGGTTTGCCACCGTACCTTAGCGTCGTCCAGATCGTTCCAAGATAACGTGTCAGTGATAGCTGCCTGAACACGACGGAAAAAGTTAGGGTGTGGGTTGATAGGGTAGCCCTTTCCAACAATACCCAACACCTCACCGTTGGATGTGTTGACCACGTACTTTTTTCCTGCCATACGAGTAGGTTCGTGGGCTACATCGAAGTTAATATTGTCTGGCAACTTGCCAAAGATTCGGGGGTCAACCCCATCTAACGGGAAGTCTAGAGGCATCGTATAGTTCCTTTGTAGTGTCCAATGTTGGACGGTTAATCGTAGGTTTCCGTAGCTACCCATTCAATAGTCGCATTAGGATACTGCCATTGCAATACAGTCATTGCATGTTCAAGGGCAATCATAGGATCATCAGTATCACTGACCGGAAAGGTAGCAAAGTGGTCGTTAATACTAAACCGTAACAAATGATCTGGCATACTACCCTGCTTTCCTTGCCTTAGATGTTTCACGGAACACGGTAGAGTACCCCTGACCTTCACGGATTTCATAGATACCACGCTCACGCAAGGGATCACTGACATTACGAGGGTAGTATGACACTTCCCTACCGTTGTCAACCCTTACATAATGTTCTTGAGACGTGATCCCATAACCGTGACTTACTTTGTTTTTGCGTCTGATACGTGGGGTTTCCCCTTTGAGTGTGGCAATCAAGAGGTAGAGTTTAGTGTGGATGTAGTTTTTCATGTAGCTTTCCTTTTACCGTAAGACTTCACCATCTCGACGATGGTATCTGTCGTGTTAAACTTGTAGCAAGCCATGCAGTCTTTGCACTTTTGTCCAGTACAATTCTGTTGATCTACATACTTGTCAACGGATACGTTGTTGAAAGATTTGTCAAACCCTTCGGGTGGCTTGTCCATTATCTCGTTAAGCTTGGGGTTGCTATAGATAAGTACCACATTGGCAGGCTTATACCCAACCTTTTTAATAAGGTCTTTGCGCTTAGTCCATAGCCCGAACGTCGTATCGGGATTGGCGTCGGCAATAGCGTATAAGTTTATGAGATGTTGGAAATTGATCAGTTCCCCGTGAGCCTGAAAGCGAAAGTATGCCGCATTGATAAACGGTATCTCTCTGGTTTCAAGAGGGCGGCTAGATAGCAGATCACTGTTACGTTGCAAGGCAGGCTTGGCATTCTTACGAAACCCATCCAGCATGGCGTGACTGTAACAGAAGCTACATATAGTCTCACGCTTAGCCTTGTACATCTTAAGACAGAAAGGATTGGTGGTAGTGTTGGTGCTGATAGCATGTAAGCCATCAAGCTTACCCGACATCGTGCTAATGTGAACTGCTGGCTTCATAGTCATTTCAGTTTCTCCTACTGTCCAATGTTGGACGGTTCAGTTTTGTGCTTGATCTTACGGGTATATATTTTACTACTAGGCACAATCCGTTGCTTGTAGGCAGCATTCCTCAATGCTTTACCTGCAAAGCTACGATTGCGGCTGAACTTTTTAGTGTATCGTTTCATTCATCATACCCTGCCCATGAGGCGAAGAAAACCCACAACCCTAGAAAGATAGATTGAGTAAAGCAATGCACAACGATAATGTTATTACCAATAACGAAACCGTAGGCTGCAACCCCTAAACATACAAAGATTGCAATGGTAGCAATCCATATGATCATTCGGGTATACGTGGTGTTTCTTTTGAAGGCAATGTCAGAAAGCCCTGCTATCATCCGCTTATACATAGTCATCCTCCTGATCCCAAAAGCCAGCTAGCTCCATCTCTTTCTGCATTACAGAGTGATACCCTACCATGAAATCAGATGTAGGGTTGCAAGAGTTTCGATATGTTGCCAACATCCAATCGTCAAAGATTTGCCAATCCAATGTACACTCAGCCCAATCCATATCCTGTTTGGCCTTGCGTTCCCCTGCATAAATTTTATTGATATCCATTTCATCCATCCGCTTATACATAGTCATCTCAGTTCTTCCTTTGTCATAATACTGAAATCAGGATCATCAGTCAGTGATACCCACCTACACTCACCAGTTCGTTCAGACATTACATAGGCTTTAATGGATTGCTGTTTAGCTAGTATGGCTTTAGCCAATGGTCCCTTCAGACGAGGATGACTGGCGGCTTGAATGACCGGTGAGGTAAACAGCATGTTCCATTCAGCACCGTGTTGTTGGACACGGTTCTTACCGTGTGGGCTTATGCCTTCAAGTAGTAACATCTTCATTCCCTTTTACTGTCCAATGTTGGACGGTTAATCCAGCAGCTTGGCTAGCTCTGCTAGCTCTGCAATGTCCGCTTTGCGCTTGGCTTCCAATCGCTTAGCCTCTTGCCGGTCAAACCATTGACGTGAAACCCCGCCAGCTATTACGTCAAGGTCGCGCCATTCAGGGCGTGCATCATCATCTACACCGTGACGAATGGGAAACATGGTAGAGGATGACCGGATAGCTTGGATACCGTAGCTATGGTGCATTGCTGTAACCTTTCATACTGTCCAACATTGGACGGTTCATCTCTAAGAGTACCTAACGTGTTACCCTTCACTAACGTTTAGGGTAACACTTAGGTACGTCTAAGGGGTTAAGCGGCGATCACTTGGCTTTCAGCCACATCATCATTCCGCTTGCCAGCAGCTTCCAAGCTAGCTTGTAAGAGCAGGATAACATCCTCTACCATCTGGCTATCAGCGGCAACCTTTAGAACACTCTTGGCAAGGTTGACGGCGTTCACTTCCATCAATTCCTCTTTAGAGGTTTCGGCTTTAGGCTCTGCCTCTTTAGGCTCTGGCTTGGTAGCCTCCGGCTTAACGTCACCCTCTTTCTTTTGAGCTTTGTT